CGGTTCCAGTGATTACCTGAGTGTCAGTACGTGCCATTTTAGTTTTCCTCCTTAAATACTTTCTGGGCTTCTGCAGCCGAGTTAATTGGGGGTCGTTTATCGCTATCCGGTACAAGCACCGGTTTCCCCTGGGGTTTGATCAGGACATCGTCGAGCAGCTCTGCGAGCTTTTTCTTGCCGACGATCTCCTCCAGCTCCGTGATTCCCCGGAGCTTCGTTACAGTGTCCGCTGTAAATCCGGCGGCATCCAGTTTCCTGAGCGCTACAGACTCGTCTGTAATCACTCGGTTTGCCCGACCTTCCACAACCTTCCAGCCGGGGAAGGTCTCTCCGTGGTTGATGGCCTGATCCTGGGCCCACTCTTTGATGGATTTGCCCCACCGGGTCAGGTCGTCGATGATGTCGAGGATGTGGACGATCTCGTCTTTGGAGAGCTCATTGGCCCTGCGCTCTTCGCCCTCATCCGTAAAGCGGTACTGCGCGATTTTCAGCCGCATGTCTGCGTAGGTGCGGCATGCGTTCCTGCACAGACACCACCTGCAGTGGTCTCCGGCCTTGAACTCGCCCAGGCCAGCGTCTGCGAGGTTCGCAGCAGGCCTGACAACCTCATTGCCCCAGTCCCACAGCGCCTGAGCATCCATCGTCTCTGAGGTGATGCTGTCGAGTCTGGGCTGTACGATGTGCATTGTCACGCGCTGGATGTCGTAGAGCATGTCATAGGCGACCATTGCGCCCAGCGCGTACAGCCGGATCTGAGGATTGCCCACCGCGTCCACCGGAACGCCTTTGCCGTATTTGAGATCGAACACGTGCATCGTGGTGTCGGCGATCAGGATGCAGTCCGCAGTGCCGAACCCACCCGGGACGAACTCGGAGAAGTCCACCCGCTCTTCCAGCAGGAGCAGCGCGTCCTTCGTGGTCTGCTTGGCCCGGGTGTACTCAGCGATCACGTAGTCGGTGTACGTGCTGATGTACTCCTCCATCGCCGGTTTGTAGAGCGGATCCCGCTTGAACTTTGCCGACGTCGCGACCTTCTTGCCGTCCAGGATCCTCCGCAGGTGTTCCTCGGCAATGGCATGAGCCAGCGTTCCCTCAGCCGCCGCCTCACTGCTCGGCGGCTCCACGAATTTCTGTTCCCACCGCGCCGATGGTGGGCAGTTGATCCATTGATGGGCTTTGCTCGCGCCCAATAGTGCGTGCGCTTCAGGTGGCATCTGCTCCCTCCTCACTCACTGCCTCCAGCACTTCGCCGTACTTGTCTTCCGGGATGTCCGGAACACGCCGGACGCCGAAGCGGGCCAGCAGTTCCTTCACGGCTTCGATGCCCTTCCGCTGTTTCAGCTCGTTGAGCAGGGCCCTGATGGTCTCCATGTCCGGCTTGGGCTCCTCCTTCTTGGGCTCCTCCTTGGGCTCCTCCTTGGGGACTTCCTGCAGGGTGTCCACGTGGTTGGCCTCCCAGGCTTCAGCCGCCGCGGCGCGAGCCTTATGCATCTCGGTTTTTGCGGCCAGCCGCTCGTCCTGCATCTGCTGGATCTTCTCCATCACAGGGAGCAGGAGAGCAAACTCTCCAGGGGTCAGGTTGTTGAGCTTGAGATTGATGTCCATGGTTCGTAACCTCCCTCTAATAATTTGATCAACGGGGCTTTGAAGACCCGTAGATTCCGTCCTCGCCACACATGTGGCAGTGTCAGCTTTCCCTGTCTGGCCATCAGGTTGTAAACGTAGGGCCTGCCGCCCAGCACCTGAGCGACAACAGCAGGGCTGACTGTTTCACCGGGCTGCTCACGGAGCAGCGCGATCTTCTGGTCGTGGCTCATTGCTTGGCTCCTTTCTCAATGTCGGCCATCAGCTTGAAGAAGATGTAAAACTGCTGTGGCACAACGGCATTACCGAGCGCCTTTATCCTGTCCACTCTGTTTGATATCCCATCAGATATTCGAGGAATGCCGGAGCCATCGGGCCAATTCTCCCACGCGGGGTGAGTTCCAGAAATTCGCGCAGAAGGTGACGATATTTCCCACCCCCCCAGTAGCGTTCCCGGCTCCCGCCCTTCCAGTCCGTTGCTGTCGGTGTGGGCATCAGTTTCGTGAATTCTTGCTCGTAGCCCATCAGCCATTCCAGCAGTTCCGGATTCGTCTTCCCGCCGTTGCCCTGCGAAAGGTTCCTGCGTTCCTCCTCCGTAATCAGGCCCTTCTCTGCCATCCGTTTCAGCGTCTGAAAATTCCCTGTTCCCGCGCAGAGGGCCGCTCCTGTCGATGGAGTGGGCCACAATAGCGACTCTCTCTCTTGTGTGGGGCATCGACACCGCAAGCCGGAATAACAAACGATTGCCCTTCGTAACCGTCGTTTTCCAAGTCAGAAAGCACCTCGTCGAGTGCCAGATTGATGATTCCAGGCACATTTTCACCAAGCACCCAAGCGGGCCTGATTTCCCGTATGACGCGGCGCATTTCCGGCCAGAGATAACGGTCATCTCCTTTGCCTTCACGCTTCCCGGCAAGGGAGAAAGGTTGGCATGGGAAACCGCCGGAGATAACGTCGACTGTTCGCAGCCCTGTTCGTTCATAGAAGTTCGCTCCTGTCAGTGTTCTTATGTCGCGCCATCGTGGTACTCCCGGCCAGTGCTTTTCCAGCACTCTGGTCTGAAAGTCCGCCCACTCACACTGCGCAACGGTTGTAAAGCCCGCCATCTCGGCGGCCAGATCCAGTCCACCGATGCCGCTAAAAAGACTCAGATGGGTAAGCATCCGAACACCCCCGCAGCAGCGGCCATCAGGATGACCATGATCGGAACGATCACCGTGACTCCAACAGTCAGCAGGATGGCCTCCCGGTTCCGGATTTCAGCCTTGGTCATCTGGACGCGGTAGCGCCGCCCTGACCAGCCTTTGACGGTTTTGTAAACATCGGTCTGCATGAGGTGTTCTCCTTTCAAATGTTTCGTATTACGCAACCTCTTCGGCAAAAAAAATTGATATGAGAACTGCGTCGGACAGACCAAGGATCTGCCGCATTCTCTGCAAATCATCAAGTGAAAGAGCCCCAGGATTGTCTAACCAACGATAAACGGTGCTTTTACTTACTCCAAGCTTGTCAGCCAGTGCGGGAATTGACAGCTCATTTCTTGCCAACTCGGCCATAAACAGATTTTTTCTCATGGTTCTTTTGTCCCTCCTTTCGGCACGTTGTTTCGTGGTACGCAACTAAAATACCAGAAGTCAGGAGAAATGTCAATAGCGTATCGCGAAACTTTTAGTTGCAATTATGCAACTTTAATATTATAATGGCGGCAGAAGGGAGGTGTCAAAATGTCAAAGGAGAAATCGCGCATAACAATCCAGCGGGAAAAACTTGGGCTAACGCAGGAAGAATTGGCACGAGAGGTAAACGTCACGAAGAGCACCGTCTCTCGTTGGGAGTCCGGAACGATAAAAGAAATGCGAAGAGATAAGCTTCTGAGCCTTGCCCAGAGCCTACAGACCACAGTGGACTATCTGATGGGTTTGACAGACGATCCTTCTGTAGGCGTAAAGCTTACCCAATTGGAGACCGAGCTGTATAGACAGGCGCTGCAGGGTGATTTGTTTGATGCTCTGCTTATACACGCAGGCTTCCAGACAGTCATGGACGATGATGCAAACGTGACGATCTACAGCAATGACTACATTCTGAATAAGACGCCAGAGCTGGTAGAGAAGATCATGTCACAGACCCTCTCATATTTTTCCTTTCTCTTAAAGCAGGAGGCGAGCCATAGATGACATGCCCGAAATGCGGAAGGCAAGTCGAAGAAGAGTGGATTGTCTGTCCGTACTGTGGAAAGATCCTGAAAAGAAAAAAGCCCGCGCAGAAGCGCGGGAATAAACAGGGGTGTGTGTACAAAAGAGGGAAGACATGGACGGCCAGAGTCACCACTGCGACCTATTATCGGGATGGAAAGCTGGTGCAGAAGCGCCCCAGCAAAGGCGGGTTTGCTACCCGGACAGAGGCCCTGGCGTATATCTCGAAGCTTACATCCGGCGATGTAATCTCCTCTCCAACGCTATCGCATTACTGGGAGGCGTACAAAGCAGGGAAGCTCGCCCAGCTGTCGGACAGTAAGCAGACCGCCTACAGGATCGCTTACAACAGGCTTCGTGATTTGTGGGCCCGACCGATCCACACTCTCTCCGTTGCAGAGCTGCAGAAACTGATCAACGAGGAATGCACTTCCTATTATACAGCCAGGGACGTCCGTGTGCTTCTGGCTCACCTGTACAAGATAGCTGCTGCGGAAGGGAAGGTCAACGCCGGTTTGCCGGAGCTGCTGGAGATCCCGCAGCTCGAGGAAACGGAGCAGGAGCCGTTCAGCCCGGATGAGCAGAAGGCCCTGTGGAAGTCCTATGAACAAGGAAACAATCTTGCGGCCTATCCGCTGATCATGATCTATACCGGGATGATGCCCGGTGAGCTGCTCGGCCTGAAGGTTGATATGATCGACTGGGAAAAGAAGGAAATAGTCGGGGCGGGCATGAAGACGAAGGTCAGAAGGTCAAAGTCGATCCTTCTGCCTGACGCGATTCTTCCGGTACTGTCCGCACTTGCGGAGGGAAAGACCGGTAAGCTGATCGTCCGGAACAAGGATCAGTTCTACAAGGATTACTACATCGGCTTGGAGCAGGCAGGTGTCCGGAAGCTCCCGCCATACTCATGCAGGCACACCACGGCCACGGCACTGGCGATTGATGAAAGCGTAGCACCGCAGACGGTAACCCGGATCATGCGGTGGTCTACATCCCGGATGTTGGACAGATATGCTCATCCGGATGCCGAGGATGCGCGTGCTGCGATAGAGTTGCTGTAGTCACAAAATAGCCACATAGGCCTTGGAAGCCTTGATCTACAAGGGGTATTGCAACCCCTGCTAAGGGAGTAGTGTCAGTGATGGCAGCCCGGGTTCAAATCCCGGCTTCTCCGCTTAAACCGTTGAAGCACAAAGCTTCAGCGGTTTTTTCGTATGTACAGTCGAACCTCTTCGGGTAGTAGCCGATCCTCGCTGTAGTCACACGGTAGTCACAAAAAATAGGCCGTGTTTCCACGGCCTATCTGCTTAGTTGTCTTCCTCGTCTTCTCTGATCTGGTTCTCAACACTGTCAATCCATTTCTGGAAATCCTTTTCGCTGAAGCCGAGGTCAGTGATCTCCAACAGGGCTTCGATCTCGTCCATGGTTGCGTAGTCGTCTTCCTGGTATGCCCTGATATAGTCCTCTTTGTAGGCGTTGCCTACTGCAGTTTTGATAGAGCTCTTCTTGCCGTCGGTCTCCTCGAACTTGGCAAGGGCTGTATCGAGGGCATCGAGATCTCCGCTTTCTACAGCTTCGACCGCTGCGATTTTGCAGCCTTCCTTGTAGTCCCTGTCGATCCGGTCTTTGGCTCGATTGAGGATAGACCGTGTCGGATTTTTCAGAGAGTTCTGTACCCAGGTGTCCATCTTGTAGCCGCTGTCTACGCTGTGGTTTGCAGTCTGGGTGGCGTATGTCCAGGCATCGGTGATCATCTCAGCCTTATCCTGTTCGGACGCATCTCTGTAGAAGGAGGAAGCCATCAGATCCGAGATGATGCTGTAGGCAGTGCTGCCGCGCTCCTCTGTGAGCTGATCGTACTGCTCGGCCTCCAGAGCGACGGATTGCTTGTTCACGGTCAGGGTCTTGTTGGGAAGCTTCGGGATCATACTCCGATTGCCGGTAGCCTCATACAGGCTCCGCAGCTCCTCCACCACCGGGTCGTTCTGCATGGTGGTGTGGTAGCCAGGGCTGACGAAGTTCTCCAGCAGCTTCTCCACGATGTTATCCGACTCTGTCCGTCCAAAGGCATCTCGCATCGGGATGTTCGTCTGGCTCACACCAGGGATCTTGTTCTCGGTCTGCTCCACTGCATACCGGATCTGGCCAAGCACACCACCACTTTCCCCGCTCTTCACGAATGCCTTCCGGCGAACCGGGTCAAAACTTCTGGCGGCAGCTCCGAAGAGGGAGGGCCAGTAGCTGGTTGCATAGTTCGTGCCGACTTTGGCGAGGATCTGGGTCAGGTTGTTGGTTTCGTCGTACTGGCTGGTGCGGAACAGGCTGTTCACGCCATCCAGCATGGAGAGGTTGAACACTGGCTCCGCGATGTTCGCAGTGGCATTGAGCATCTCCTGAATGTCGAAGCCACCTTCTCTGGTGAACTGCTCACGCACTGCCGCTCCAACGAAGAAGGGCATGCAGGCGGGAGCCGCCCAGTCGAGGGTGTAGGAGTGACCGAAGATCTTCACGGAGTATTCCTGGGCGCCTTCCAGCTTGTCGAACTCATCGTCGTCATCATCCAGTCCAATAGAGATGATCCCCATGTTGGACAGGATCGCGCCGACGGCGAAGATCGCTGTGCCGCTCAGACCGGAGCAGAGATTGTCGATCCACTGGTTCGGAGAGATGGCCTTGTCAGGCATCTTGGAATACTGACCATTCTGCCAGTCGCGGTACTGCTTGAGGTGCAGCGCGTCAGCCGTGAGGGACTTAACCAGTCCAACCGGGCTGTACTCGATGCCGCGCTTCAGGATGTTCGCAGGCGTCTTCTTGAAAGGAAGCACCGCATCAACAAACATACCCAGAGCGCCACCCTTTCTGCTGACATCGTTCAAGGTCTTGGCAAGCAGGTTTGCATCACGGTAGGTTGCCTTCTGGGCTTCCTGTACGGCGTAAGCGCGGCCCTGCTCCAGCAGACCGGGGTTGGCCTGCATCTGGGCTACCGTGTATCCGTTGGCCTGCATCCAGCCACCCAGGGCTCTGCGGTAGTGTCCCTTGAGGAAGAACCAGTCTTCCTGCTCCAGCTTCCCGCTGTTGTATTCGTTGATCGCATGAAGGAACCCAGGCAGGGTCTGTTTGTTGCGCTGCACTGCCGTGCGGTCAGAGTACTTCGCTTCTCCGGTGAGGACGTCCTTGATATTGTCCGCATCCTGAATGGCAAAGTTTTTGATATCCTGCGGCAGCATCACGCTGAGGGTCTTTGTTCTTTGTCCGGCGGGCTTGGCGAGCTCCATAGCAGCGCCGAGCTTGTTTTTCAGTCCGACTGCAGGAACAAAGAACATATTACCGATGAAGTTCCGAACGTGTGTTCTCGGGTTGGCGAGCATCGCCAGCATGCGCCAGCTCTGCAGCCGTTCCTTCCAGCTCACGGGAAGCTGATCAGCGATCTCCTGATTCGCTGCTTTCCGTACCTTCTCGAAGTCCTCTTCGGACTGCGCATTCGCAGCAGCCTGGAGTGTCCAGTCGGAGAGCTGGATGTCAGTCTTGACTCCCTTCCGGGCGAGCTCATCGGTGATCCGGTTTGCTTCCTGCTTCAGGGTAGCGATCCTGCCGATGGGTGTCATCAGCCGGAACAGTTTCCGAGCCTGCAGCTGTTGTCCTGCTGTCGTGCCTTCCTTGTTGTAGAAGTCAGCCAGCATCAGCTGATCAGAGATGGATCCCTGTGTAGCGGCAAGGCTCATCATAGTAAGAAGACGAGCCTGTCCGTCAGCACCCCGGCTATCAAAGGTTCCGTCTGCGACAGTCTGGAGTGCATTCCGGAAACCGGAAGGATCACTCGTATCAGCCATCTGGTGGATCCACTCGATAGCCCGATCGACCTGGGCCCTGTTGCTGTCCGGGGTGTAAGCGCTGTGGGTGTACAGGTAGTTCTTCACTCGCTGATCGAGGTCTGTACTCTGCTGTGCTGTCCGGTATCCGAACTGCCGCTGTGGCATGGACTCGTCCGGGGTGATCACTCCAGCGTCGATCAGCTCCTGCTCCATCTGCTCTTCGGACATGGCACCGTCATCAGCGGAATACCGGATGTCGTTGGTGGTTGGATTGAACCGTTCACTCAGCGGGATGATATTGCCGTTGTCGTCATAGGTAATCGGATCTCCGCTCTTGATTCTTTCGGGATCCAGCATGATGATAGACGGATCACGACCAAAGCGATTGTTTGACATCCCGGTGTTGTAATTCGCCATGTATAGAACGCTGTTGTACCCATGGTCTACCAGGAAGTCTGTTGCTTCTTTCGGGCTCATCATCTGCAGGGCATCTTCAATCAGGCTTGCGGTAATGAAGTTACCTTCACCAAGGCCCTCTGCAGTATCGTAGGCAGAGAAGGTGAATGGCTTCACCTTCTTTTTGATGTTAGCAGGGAGATCCTCGTACAAGCTGTACATCTCCGTGCCGGGGGTGTAGTTCCGAGCGGTTCGCAGATCCAGCGATTTCCCCAGATCCAGATACGCATTGTACACTCTTCCGGTTTTGCTCGTCATCCGGCTTGTGCCTTTGGAGTTTACAGCTTTCTTGGCATAGATATCGGCAAAGGATTTGGTCTGGGTGAAGTGTGTGCCGAACAGGAGCTGGAGCTTTTGCTTCTTAGTTTCCTCGCTCCGAGTGTTGAAAGAGGTTATGTCTTTAACCGGGCTGCCATGGTACGCAGCAGTCACATAGCCAGCAGCGGTAGCGGCCTGGTTGACGACCTGTGCCTGCCAGTCAGGATCATTCGCATCAAGAGCCTCCTGATATTCTTGCTCCAGTTGCGCCCTGGTCATCTCATCTGTACCTGCAGAGTACCGCAAATCCGGATTGTCCGGATTAAACCGTTTACTCGGCGGAATGATGTTGCCGTTGCCATCATAGGTGATTGGGTCAGCGCTCTTCACATCTTCGGAGTTGAAGAAGATACCGATATCTGATACGTGCTCGACCTTGGATTCGTCCGCAAATCCGGTATCGTACACATTGTTAATTCTGACACTGTCGTAGCCCGCTTCTCTGGCGTAGTTTGCTACGTCTCGGGTGTCTACAGTTCTTCCGGGAATTTCCGGCACAGAGATGTCATCCCAGGTGGCTCCGTTAGCATCAACAACAAACTGCTTCCCGGGTCTGGTGTATAGCTGGTATACGCCGGATCGCAGGTTGTCGAACTCTGTTGCGAGATAGTCCTGAAGTTCACGCTCCGGGATTGTAAAGTCGTTCGGAAAAACATCCATACCGACAAACGTGTTGGTGCGTATGGCGAATCTCTTCGTCTGTGGATTATAGCTTATGCTCTCCACAGAATCGCCGTCCATTTCCTTCACGTACTGGAGAGCAAGCGCCTCAAGCTGCTTTCCGTGATAGGCATAGGCATTCCGTGGGCTGTCGGTTAACTGCCTGACTGGAGACATATCCGGGGAATAGCTCTGGGCAGTACGCAGTCCGTATGATACAAAGATGGTTCCCGCCCCGCGATCCATATCGAACTCGGTAAACCCAAAGTTCGCCGTTCCGTGGTAGGCTTTATCCGTATACCCGGCCTGCTGCGCAGCCTGCTCCACATTAGCCTGAGCGGTCTGCATATCACCGGAGTTCACAGCTTCCATGTAGCGATCATCTTCCATGGAGTCCAGTTCCGCATCCATCTGCGCGGTAGTCATTTCGCCCATACCGGCGCTGTATTCCTGCCCGGGGTGCTTGTCCATGTACTGCTGCACATAGGCTTCCACAACATCCTGAGCGACCGGGAGGGAGTTGTTGTCCACGCGAGTAACGTGCTTATCCTTGTCGGGCATGGTGCGATCCAAAGAATAATCATTCAGAACCTTCATGGCTTCATCCATGTTGACGTTAGGCGTGACAGCCTTTTGCTCGGCACCAACACCGTTATTGTCGTACATTTTGAAGTCAATCAGTGTTTTCCAGTATCCTTTCCGAATCGCAGTGCTGCGGGGATCATCCCCCTTTGGCAAGCTAAAGGAACCATCGCCATTGTCAACCAGGAACTGTGAGAACTTCGGAAGCCTGCCGTCCTTCTTACATTTTTCAAGATAGAACTCAGCGTTTTCCTGGCCAGATTTTTCAAACTGCCAGTATGCATGCGCACCAACAGGTTCGTAGTTGGACAGGGATTCCTTTGTTCTTTCTTTATGCGTCTGGAAGGATTCGGTCTCATATCCATCAGGGTAGCTGATAGTGAACTTCCCGTTTTCGTCTTCAGTAACCGTATACCCGGGATGATCTGCACCTTCTTTGGCGATCCAGTTCTGAACGGTTTTCTGGCCAACGCCTTTCTTCGCCACTTTTGTTTTCTTCCCGAGGATAATCCGCTCATTCTGGCTGTTGGTATAGTCTGAGTAGCTGTTCAGCACGGGCATCTTGTCGAGCTCGTTCTGGCTCCAGCCGCTTTTGTGGAAGGGAATAATAAAGTCGATCCGGTTGTCTCCCATGGCCTTGATGATGTGCTCATCGTTCATACCAACAAGGATGGTTCCAACGTTCTCGCTGTACTTATCCCGCAGCTCCATGGCTTTGGCAAAGGGCATACCCTCCACATCGTCAAATATGAGATCACCATTGGCGTCAAGACCGCTGTCTTTACCAATCAGGCTCAGGTTGATTTTAATCCCAGTGTTGCCAAATACAGCAGCGAAGGCCGGTACTTTTGTGTAAGCCTGGGATGTAAGCCCCCGGGAGGACATATCCAGCACGGCTTGCATCATATCGATCAGATGAGGCACCTCGAAATCCGAGAAGCTCTGTACACGCAGCCCGCCGATAGCCTTAACTTTCTCTACATCACCTTCACTCATTTCCGCGATTTCGCCACGGTAGTCTGTCCGGAGCTGCACGACCTTGGGGTTTGCAGAACCTTTTGCTTTCATCGCGGCATCAAAAGCGTTATATGCTTCGGGATGTTCCAGACGAAGTTTTTCCAGACCGTCAGATGTAGTTACCTCTTCGAGCTTTGGCTTGTACTCTCCGTCGTACTTGTCGAGCCATTCTTTCGCGTACTTGCCAAGCCAGCGTCTCCGACTCTCCACATAGCAGATGCCACACGGGGTTTCATACCCCATGTCGCGCATCATGTTGGACAGATCGATCAGATCCTCGGGCTGGAGCGCGGTATTTGGAAGTAGATGCTGGATTGCGTCAAATGTTCCTTGGTACAGCAGCCGTTTCGCACAGAGGGTGGAAGCATCGACGGTAAAGTAGTAGTCCTGATTTGGCTTCAGCATCGTCTTGTTCGGATCTGTGACTTTATAGTCCAGCCTGTCAGGATCCGCAAGAATCGTGGCTGCTACACCGTTGACATCGTCAATCCACTTTTGAGCTTCCTCCGGTGTGTACCCGTATTTGATCAGAGCGGCTTTAACCTTTGCTTTCTGTTCCTCTGTCCAAGAGGCTACAGAGTATTCCCGGGTCATTGTTCCATCCCTGAGTTCACTGGTCAACGGGGTTCCGTCGGAGGTAGAAACGACGGGCTCGGCTTCACGCTGAAGCTTTCCTTCCGGTGTATTTGCCTGCCGGTTCAGCTCATCAATCCTCTGCTTGTTGGCCTTCTCCTTTTCATTCAGGGCCCTCTGGAACATCCGTTCAGCCCTGCGCAGGTTCTCGGCAACCTGACGGGTTTCCGGATCCATGCGGGTAAGCTTGTTCCGCAGGAACTGGTTGATGTTGTGGAGGGCAGCCCTCATCCTGCCGCCCAGACCGCCATCGACCATGCGCTGCACGACATCCTTGCTGTTCAGCCGGGTGCGGGTGAAGTCGGCAACGATCTCCCGGAGGGCCTGATCCGAATCAATCCGGATGCCCTGTCCGTTGTACCCGGCGATCTTGTCTGCTACAGCGGAGTCGCGTTCAGCCTGAGTCGGGAAGAGAATGTTCAGCACAGTGTCGTGGTACTGCTGGTATGCACCGGTCTGCTCCAGCGAGTGGGTCAGCTCATGCAGACCAAACTCAACCAGAATCTGTCCTGCCGGGAGCTTGCTGTTCAGCGTGATGCTATCGCTCGCCTTGTCATAGTAGCCGTTGATGCCGTCAGCCAGTTCCTCTGTATGAACCTTCACACCGAAGCGGCGCTCCAGGCTTCCCATAACCAGATCAGCTTCGGTGGCCGAGAGCTGCTTGGACATGTCGAGCTTGTTCAGCTCCCTGTCCCTGGCATGCTGCAAAACGCTATTCACATAGTTCTCTGCCGCCTGCCCGGTGAGGCCCTTCTGCTGGGCTCTCCGCTGGAGCTTGGCCCGGGTGCTCTCTTCCTTCAGCTTCCCGCTCCGCTGATCCTGGAGGGTCTGCTGATGCTGGGCCTCCTGTGCGGCCTGCTCCGCTGCGACTGCTGCCTGCTGTGCTGCTGCCGCCGCTTCTGCCTGCTGCTGCCGTTCGGCCTGCAGCTCCTGCTCTACCTCCGCTGCCGCCTGCTCCCGAATCGGGGCAAGGGTCTCGTTCCGCTTCTGGTTGAGCTGCTTCTCTGCGTCAGTCACAGCCTGATCGGCTTTGTCCCTCCGCATGGTGTACTCTTCGACAACCTTGTTCTGCCCGTCCAGATCGTTCACAACCCGGACAACAGCGGCCTGCTTCTTCGCGTTTCCGGCGTCCGCAATGAATTCCTGGTGGGCGTTCTTCAGGCTGTCCTGCATCTGAGTGCGGGTGTCTTCCTCCCGTTTCAGTGCCTCGCTCGCGTCCTGCTGCTCTTCCTGCGCCTGAGACAGCGCCTGCTCAAACGGGCTGACAGCATTCAGCGCACCGTTGGCAACAGCGTCCCGCACCTTCGAGGCTGTCAGGTGCTCCTTCACCTTCTGGAACATGGCATCAACGTTTCCGGGGAGCTGCATATACTGCAGAACGATGGCCTGGAATCCCTGCAGATCCTCAAGAGCGACCGTGCCGGTGGTGTTAGCCTCATCGACGATAACATCCAGAGCCTGCGCTGCAGCGCTTCCTTCGTCAGCCATGGCGGCAGCGGTGATCAGATCTGTCACGCCTTCCACTGCGGCACCGTTCCGGGCTGTGGCGGTAACCACGTTTCTCAGCATGCGCACAGCGCTTGCACCGTACTTGGACTGCAGATGCTGTCCGGCGGCAGAGGCGAGCCCTACGCTGTACAGATCACGCTTGCCAGACGGCAGCAGCACCGCTCCCATCGAGGCAGCCTGTCCTGCCGGATTGGCGCCGCTGGCCATGCCGAGCAGCTCGATCTGCCGCGCAACCCGGGAGCCGTTGGGGATGGTGTGAGAAACGACAACCTCGGGGGACGGGGTGTGCCTTCCGGCATAGTCGGTTTCAGGAACTGATACCACAACCTCGTTCGGATCCGGGGTAGCTTCGTGAAGCGCCTCATAGCCTTCTACGTTCCGGCGATGCCGTCCTTCATACTCGGTGGGCTCCACAACATTTCCGTTGGCTTCTACCTGCTCAATGTTTTCAGCGATTTGCGCTTGCTGGACGCTATCATCAGATGTGTCAACTTCAGCCACGTTTCCGCGCTCTTCGACCTGCTGCTCACGTTGTTCAGCAGTAGCCTGTGGGGTACCTCCGGTCACTCGGCCCTGCAGCCAGCTGAAGCCAGTGCTAATTCCAGAGCTAATAGCAGCACTGGCCATAGCAGTACCGACGGAACCCATGAACTCCATCCACGCCTGCTGTTCGGCTGCGTCCGGAGTCATCCCGCCTTCGATGAGTTCCTGGATTCGCTGATGTCGTTTGCCATCCTCGCCCATGATCCAGTCATCGGAAAGATCCTCGATGGCCTGGTTAAGACCTTCGGCGATAGGCTCGTCCAGGTATTTGGTTACGGCGTTCCACAGGTAGCTTTTAATATCTCCCGCTTTACCAAAGTTCCGGGCTTCACCGATGTTCTCCAGAGTAACAGCTTCAGTTGCTGTCTCACACAGGAAGGTAACTGCACCGGCAAGCAGCGCCTGATCGATGCTACCATTCCGAAGTTCAACATCCCGGATTGCAGCGTCAGACGCACCAAGGCCCATCGGCATGGCAGATACAAAGCTTTCCGCACCTTTGCGGAGGAACTTACTGAGACCTGTAGCAGACGCAGAGCCGAAGTCAAGACCACCATACACAAAGCTATTAGCGAGGCTGGTGAAAGCGCTCATGCCGCCGCCGTACACCAAACCAATCAGAGAACTGCCAATGGATCCTTCACCAAAAGTCTTATCAGCCCAGGACTGTACCTCTTCTGTTGCCGCTCCCTGCAGTGCATCTTTGGCGATGGTGGCATAGGATGCCATGCTGTACGGACTCGCTTCTTCTCCCTTGATCTTCTGTCCAATCGTGTAGATCGTATTGGACGCAGCGCCGAAGGGGGACATGATGATAGACAAGACACTCGCCGCTCCGGGGTGCTCCTCCCCAAACTGCTTGAAATTCTCCTCGAAATTCTTTGCCGCTCGGGTGGTTACCACACCGTAGGTATCGTCAGTCAGGCGATCGTAGAAAGCTTTAGCCGCATCTTCTCCCTTAGTGGCGAGAATGTAAATGTAATTCCTGCGTTCCTGGGAGGTCATGTCTTCCGTGAGATAGGCAGAGTTAGCGGACAGTGGATCTGGAGATCTACGCATTCCCCACTCATCCCAAAGCCCGGACTCCTGCATAAGTATTTCCTGAGAAAGACTCGAGAGCCCGTTATTCTCCAACCCGGTAGCCAGCCCACCATTCGCTCCGACAAACTGAGCGGTGGCTTTGGCTTTGGGGTCTTCCATCTGCTTCCTGAAATTGGCGAGCTGTCTGTCAACGGTATCACCGTAGTCAGCATTGCCCTGAAGCAGGAAGTCATCCGCTGCCTGAATCTCCCGGAGATAGTAGCTCCTGCGATCCATGATATTCTGGAAGTACTCATCGGAGAACGACCAATCATAAGAATCCAGATAGTTGAGGATGCTATCAATCTCAGCAATCTGAGCGGCATACTGAAACTTGCCGACGATCGCCGCCCTGGATACCTCTTCAAAGGAGTGGCCTTCCTGAACAGCCAGTTCATACAGATTGTCAGAATTCCACTGCGTTGGTTCCCGTTTCGCGCCAAGCTCGTAATAACGATCCAGCGTGGTGGGCATCTTATACCCGCCGTCACGCTCTGCGTCAGTCAGTCCGGCGACTTCGTCAGCGGCAGTGTAATTGTCCATGACAGTGCCACGGGTTCTGAGAGCTTCTTGATAATCGCTTTCGTGGCTTTCGTTCTCAGCCTTCAGCTTTTCCTGCTCGGCCAGCAGCTTGTTCCGCTCAATCTCAATCTGCTTTTCCTTCTCAACATCTTTATCAACAAAGAAACTCTGGGGTGCTTTTGTCCCACCATGAGCAGCGAATACCTCGTCAACGATTGCCTGCTGGGCCGGAGTGAGATCCGGAGAAAGAGGATTATCAATGCCTCGCTCCTTCAGCTCGGCGAGAATCTCCTGCACCTCTTTGGGCATCGTGGAAGGCATACCGGTAGAGGCCGTGGTAAGGATCTTCGGGATGCTGGCCCCGGCGCTCGGAGCCGGTTCTTCCTGCTGGGCAGCCGGTGCTTCCTCGCTCTCCCCGGGGAGGACACCACGCTCCAGCATGGACAGTTCATTTTCGATTTCATCCAACCGGGTTGCGTTCTGCTCATATTCTGTGATGACAGCGTGAGCGCCGAGATAATTCTCAGCAGCATAGGCATCAGCTTCGCCGTAGATGTAGTCATAGCTCTTCTGTCCATCAAAGGTTTCGCTGTCCAGGTTGGCGCCGAGAGTCAGCATATCCGCATCCTGGGAGGGGCTGGAGCCAGCGGAGAACACGACCTGCTCTTCGGGTGTACCGTTCAGTTCGATCGTCTCTGCTGCAGAATTGATGTTATCACTCCGGGTCTGATCCACAGCAAGAAGGTTCTCGTCATACTCCACCGGAATGCCGGTGAAATCGCTGAACCATTTGCAGATGGCCTTGCCGGTCTTGGCTTTCTTGTTGTGATCGCAGCGGTCGCTGATATCCTTCCGGATGGCATCCAGATCAAAGTCAACCGCACGGGTAGTCATCAAAAGAGGCCCGCCGTTACGGGTCTCGTTCATCTTATAAAGGGTGGGATAGTTCTTCTCCAGATCGATGCTCTTCCACACCCTATCCGGATCAGTGCCGTTGACCAGCTTTTTGTCGAGCTGTTCCCGGAGCGCGGCCATCTCTTCCTCGGCCTTCCGGGTGGTCTGCTCTGCCTTATACACAGACTCGTACATCTCCCGGGCAGTCTCGTCGCCGCTGTCCCGGTAGGTCATGTGTTCGTTAAGCCACTGCTGGTCAAAGGAATCCACCCCAAAGTACAGGGCAGCCTTGTCCAGGGTGCACACGCTGTACGGAGCATAGGTAGCACTCCCGGGAGTAAGACGCTGGGCCAGTGCTTCATCGTACTGATACTGTTTGCCCTGACCAAGAGCAGCACGTACCGAGTTGTAGCCATCATCACCGGTCACACCGTTCCGGGCAGCCCAGATCACACCGGAGATCGCGTCCTGACTGTAGCCGATGGCACGATTCAGGCTGATCGGATTTCCGGACTCTCTGCCGGCATCCATCTCGGTTAGCGTCTTGTACTTGCTCCAGTCGATCTTGTTCCGCACCTGCTCGTCGGACAGGTTCAGATCCTTCCGGGTGGCCCAGTAGGAGAGTTCCTCCTGCAGCGCCGACCATTCGGATTCAGCCTGCACGGTCTTGTCCTCATCACGCAGCACCTGATAAACCTGATAGGCGATCTTCTCTTCCTTCTTGCTGCGCTTCGTAGGCGCCTGGATATTGCCAGCCTGATTGTATTTCAGATACTGAAGGTAGCCCTGATTCGCTGCCACCCAGTCCGGGGTGATCCCGCCCGAGGTGTCAATCCCCATCTCGGAGAGCGCCGTAAGGGCATAGTTCGTCCCCTTGGAATACGGATCATAGATTGGGCTGGTAGGATCCTGCCGGAAAGCCTGATACTGATTCCACGCCTCCTCAGCCTTTACCGGATCGTTCTGTCCCATACGGAAGATCTGCGCTTGGATTTCGCTGTTAGTCGGGTTAGCACCCTTGTACCACTTGTTGGTGGAGTTATCCTCTCTGCGCAGGAGACTCTGCTGGGCATTCTGAGGCTGTGTGTACTGCGGAGTCTGGATCTGCTGATTCCCGGAAACAGGAACAGAGGAGGCTTGTTCCCGCCTCCTCCGTTCTTCGTCATCCTGGTTGATATTCCGAATGTTTAAAGGCATTATCTACGCCCTCCATATCTTCTTGCCCTCAAGACTGCGCTCGGTGGGCTGAATGCGCCCTGTGCGAAGCTTGTGGAACCAACGTTCTGCTGCGGGCCTCCGGCTCCAGAGTTGGCCCCGCCCGTACCACCCAAGCCCGCGAGCCAGGAAGCGAACGTGGGGCCTGTAGTGCCGGGGTTGGTATTGGTGTTGTTGGTGGTGTTACTGCTGCCGCTGGAGCTGGAGCTTCCACCGCCGCCCTGACCACCATGCTGGGCATTGAACTGCTGCTGCCACTGATCCATCCCGGTCTGGTACTGTGCCCAGTTGAGGCCCATCTGCTGGTTGAACTGATCCTGATTCTGCAGGTAGTTCAGCATCCACTGGTTATTCTGCACAGCGTTCTGGTTCTGTCCGGCGAGGAACTGCGCCAGCCACTGCTGGTTCGCATAGTTCTGCTGGTTCTGCTGCATCTGCTGCTGCTGCACCCAGCTCAGTTCATCACTGGCCTGCCCCTGCTGATACTGCTGGATCTGCTGGGCAAGATGCTGCCCGGCCTGCGTGATCTGCTGACCAATGTGCGCCTCGTCCTCGCCCTGCTGCTGCCACAGCTGTTCCTGCGCCTCAGCACCCGCCTGCTGGAGGTTGGCGAGGGTCTGGAGGTTGTAGCTCGACCTGCCCATGCCACGGCTCAAGGCCCGCCTGTCGGCAGCGGAAACAGCCTGAGCGTACTGATTCGCGGATTCCCGCCGCCGCTGATCATAGGTGCGACCCAGCCGGTCAGCCTGCTGCTGAAGAGCCAGCACATTAGTGTCATGTGCCTGCTGGGCGGCAAGCTGGAGCTGGCCGTAGTAGGAGTTGTACATGGTGTTCGCCATGTTCTGAAGCTCCGGCAGGGTGTAGCCAGAGGAGCCAGCCATCAGGTTCGTGAGCGTCTGGTTCAGCTGAGCCTGATAGGGGTTGGCGAAACCACCCATGAGTCCACCACCGGAAGCAGCCATCGCGTTGGCCGCCGGAGAGACCGCCAGATTGCTGTTCGAGGGCGTACCGGACGCCTGTCCTGCGGTATGCGTGTTTGGTTTCTTAGCCATTCTCATCCCTCCAAGGCTCTTCGTAGCTCATGGCGCGATTGCTGTCGTTCAGGCCTTCGGTGGTAGGATCCACCAGCACACCAACCAGACCGAGGAAGGTCAGCACCTCGCCGACGATCTGAGTTACAGCATGCTGTGTAATCGCCGGGAACACATCGAACAGCGCCAGCACGTTGTACACAAACCCGATGATCAGGGACAGAAAGGTACTCAGCCAAACCTTGTTCTTAAACCTTACTTTCCAGTTAATTTTCATGCTTGATATCCTCCTGCAATACTGCGACCTTTTTCTCCAGCTCGTAGGTTCTTTCGACGATGGAGTTATGTTTATCCACCTTTTTCTCTAACTGTTCGATGCGGTAATTGGTGAGCTTGTTTGCCTGCCGGATGCCCGCCCAGCTCCCTATGACTGTTCCGGCGAGCGACAGCAGGGCAACGATGACCACGTCTGACAATCTGATCACCCCCTGAGCCCGAGCCAGTCGCCGAGAGTATCGTATATCTTCTCGAGTTCCTTCTTCGGAACCCGGATCGTTTCAGAGGTGACTTCCTGTTTCCGGACGAAAACGGAAGACACATAGCCTTCCGTCCCTTTGTAGATGATCTTGCTCCACTTCTCCCCGTAGGTCAGCAGCTCCGCTTCCGATCCCTGGGGAATCTCTTTCAGAATTTTTCTGTCCGTGCCTTCGCCGCTCCGCATGTTGATCGGAGCATTCGGGTTCCCGCCGGATATGTACACCAGTTCGCCCATTGTGCCTCCTTCGGCGGGTAACACTTCGCCGCCATCGTGAGATATCTTTTTGCACCAGCCGTGGTATTTCCACTTCCCGATGCTTGTATCGACCTTCGGCTTCGGGCTGGTCATGTGACGGATCCGAAGGGGAAGGACGGATAAAACGACCCCGACATGGCAGTAGTCGCGCTTGTCGGGGTCGGAGGAATAGGAAGCCGGGAGATCGTATTTCTCGTCTCCCGGCTCTCGTGCTTTGTACACCAGATCGCCAACCTCCAGGCCAGAGATCGATGATATTTTCCTGAGGTTCTCCGTTTGGTTCCTGGCTGCGTAGTTGCTTCCGTGGGTGTGTGGCCAGTTGCCGCCGCATCGCCGGATCGCGCCGATGATCAAGCCGATGCAGTCGCATGTGCCGTCCCGGCCATAGCCCCCCTTTCTGTAAGCGGGCTCCTCCGCAGCGATCTCCTCGACCTTCGCGAGGAAAGCCTTATAACCGATGATCATTATCACTGTCCTCCGAGATCATGATGCAGCAGACGGCGAACAACGCGCCGACCACCACGCCAGACAAGAATACCCACATACGGATCACCTCCGTTATTTTAGAAAAAGCCGTTTTTCTAAAATACTCGATTCCTTATTTTAGCTTTCACGTTAGCCCACAAACTGCTTCCAAAATCCCGGAGCCATACGTTCAGATTTTCGCTTGAACCGCGATTTACGGTATGCCTTGTGACGATAACATGGAATCATTCTACCATCCGATGAAAACCTAAACCATATCATCCATTTGCCCTTTCTTGGAAATTTCAGCCTATTTTTTCCAACTTGCGTAGCAATTCAGACCTTTTCTTGGAAATGCGGGTGAGGATTTGCACCTCACATAGCTGTTCATCTCAGAGCCATGCTTTACGATCTCCGCAATAAGATCGTCAGCACACAGCCTTGCCATAAGCGTCTACTGATGCAACCGGACTCCACAAACTTAATTGCGCCGCCTGTTTCTGTCTGTACACATCTGGGCTTCTCACTTCTCGCCACATCTATTCCGCCACCGCATTTATAAAATTGCTACCGTTACATACCACTACGTACTCAATCTGGAAGATTGTTAAATTAACGATTGTGATTTAAGGTGTTATTTTATGATGGTTCCGAAGGGTTTATTTTCGTTCCTGTAATAACTCCGGCATCTATCAAAGCATCAAATACTTTTTCACCAAAGTACACAGACCATGCAGCATTAAAATGGAAAGCATCGCGCAATACTGCGTTTTTCATATCAACCAAATAAACATATTCATCTTCTGTTGCAATTTTACGAATAGCGGAATCCACAATACTATCATACTGAGATGAATTTTGTGATATAGTTCCAAGGATGAACGGCAAACAATCATTTTTTGCAATTCCACGACAAAACGCAATTACTTTTTTCAGATTGTTATAATAATTATTTGCTGCTGTTGGCGAATAGCTTCCACGATCACCCTCTCCTTGATGCCATATCATAGCACCAATCTGAAACACATCTGGATGTTCTTCAATGCTTTTTAATATTTCTTTGTTAAACTGCAAAATAAGTGCTTTTTCTGGTGTAAGATTTTCATAATCCGGTGTCCAATGTGCGGTATTATCTCCGGTTGAATCAATTGAAGTTCCACCCTGTGACCACTTAATATAATAAAGATTGTTCGCGCCGATTGTTTGAATAATATGATATGCAGTAATCAAATCAAAACCCCAATTGGTTACAGACGGATAATTGTTTACAAATTCACCTGTTAAGCTATTCTTTTCATAGTACATTCCCGGCATGGGGAGAGTTATATAGTTAGGCAATTCAGAAACCGGAACCCGTCCGTCAATATTTGATTGCCCAGCACCAATAATGCAGAGCTTTTTTGTTCTTTCCAGCTTTGGCGCTTCACCTTTGATATAGTAATCGCTTTTAATGTCTACTGCGTCAATTTCCAAATCATTTACGCTTTCAACAACAATTTCTTTGATCTTTTCTTTCGCTTGATCAGTAAATTCAAAAGAATAATTGCCTGCTTTTACTTTGTATGCTGAAATGCATTCCGTCAAAGGTACATCTGGCGGGTAATGTTTAAAAAATAACCCAATTTGTGTGCATCCATCAGGTATGACAATTTCAGCAAGTCTAACAGTATTTTGCTGAATAGTTAAACTCAGAACATACTGGCTATTGTAGTTAACACGCCCGGGCGCATTGTTTCCATCATTGTCATACATCCCAATAAATGCGGCCCCGGAATGTTGAGCAGTATAGAAATCTCTCAAAATAACATGGTCACCCGGATTTACACTAACAAGCTCAGACAATGCCATATAATACCCGTTACCGTCTGGCGGTGCTGTAATAAGGCCACCATTTCCCCAGTATTTATTTTCCGTTAATTCTGAAAGGCTGATAGTTTTAAAATCGTTTTTTTCAAATTCTGCCAAAGAATTAAGCTCATCATTAACAGCTCCGGCATAAACAACAACCGGGGAAAAATCAATCAGGTCTGCCGTTGTTGCGTCCGTGCTGGCCTTAACAAAAAAGCCAACTCTTGTGCAATTCTCCGGAATCTGAATTATTGCATACTCAAGAATATTTTCATTTATTTTATATGATTTTACTATGTCAGTATTATTTATATTTACACGTCCCGGAGCATTCGCACCGCTATCGTCATACATACCAATAAGAGCAGATGTTAGATTGTTAATAAGGCTATAATTTTCCAAAATTAAGTATTCGCCCGGTTTTAC